GAGCTTGGTGATGTCGGGGACGCCCAGGCGCTTCTCCCAGAAGCCGCGTATCTGCGCGATCCGCTCCTCTTTGCTGGCGCTCCTCGCGTCGAGCTCCCGCTGCATCTTCGCGTACTCGGGGGAGGTGTCGATCTTCAGGACGTAGGCCTGCTTCTGGAGGTAGAGCAGCTCCGCGTCCTGGGGCGTGGCAATGGTCGCGTTGATGCCCACCCGCTCCAGGCGCTCCATCACCTGCTCGAAGCGCTTGGGGTCGGGATTGCCCGCGAACCGCAGCTCGAACTCCCCCTGCTGGGCGTAGTAGTTCTGGCTGACCCACGGCCTGTAGGAGGCGGTGATCCCGTCGCCGAGGTCGATCTCGTACTGGACGCCGGCCTTCAGGCTCGGGCGGTCGAAGATCTCGCCCGTAGGTACAGCCTCCCGCACCACGCGGATCTGGCCGTCCTTCAGCTCGCGGAGCGGCACGGTGACCTTCGTCTTGCGAGCAGTGATGTCCTCGGCCGGCTTCTTGCGGTCCGGCTCGCTCGCGAACTGCTTGCGGTACTGGGCGAATTGGCCGGCGTACTTCTTGTTGCCCGCGGCGCAGTCGAGCACCTTCTCGCAGTCGGCGCGGTACTGCTTCGCCATCGCGGCCACGTCGCGGTCGGGCGACTTCTCGAGGTCCTTGAGCTTGGGGATGAGCTTGCGGACGCTCTCCAGCTTCTCCTGGTTGTACTCGTGGTCGCCCTTCGCCACATGGCTGTTGACCGTCTTGACGCCGCCGAGGATGGTCTCGTGGAAGCTGTCCTCGGGGAGCACCTCGCCGATCGCCGCGGTGAGCTTCTCGCCCGAGGTCAGGGCGAGGTTCTTGAGCACCTTGGCCTCCGCCTCGGGGCGGATCTTCATCTTGACCACGGTCCGCGGCTTCCCGCCGGCCGTCTCGACGAAGACCAGGGCGTTCTGGTCCTCCACATCTTCCACATCCAGGGGGATGACTTTGCCCTGCCAGCCGGCCCGCTTGGCCTCATCAAGGATGGCGACCTCCGCCTTGCCTAGCCGGGCACCCTTAGCCGGCATAGCAGCAGTCGGCTCGAGCTGGAAGTCCTTCTCCCCCAGGATGCCGCGGTAAAAACCCTCGAAGTCGCGGCGGATGTTCCGCTTCCGCTCCAAGGCCGCCTCGTAGAAGGCCTCCCTCTGCGTCTTGCCGCTGAAGCGCCGCTCGGCGTAGGGCGCCAGGATCGCGCGGTACTCCTCGTCGGAGATCTTCTCGGCCTCGCGGATGGTGCGAAGGGTGACGGCGGGATCGAACTTGACCTTCCCCTCCTTCGCGGCGCGGAACACCGTGTTGTAGTACGGCTCCGACTCGCCGAACCGGCCGTTGGGGTGGTAGTCGATGGAGAGCTTGTCGTCGCCCAGGAACTTGAAGAGCTGGCCCTTGTCAATGCCGTAGACGTGGCCGTCCTTCGTTCGCAGGAACTGCTTCCCGTGCCCGTCGTGGTTCGAGAGGAGCCAGTCGACGACGTGCTCGCGCTGAAGCTGCTGGACGTCCCGCGGCGAGAGGTCGGCCGGCTCAATGCCCGCGAAGTCCGCTTTGGACGCGAGGCCGGTCTTCCACTTCTGGATGGAGCCGACCCTGCCGTCCAGTGTGATGACGCGCACCTCGATGGCTTCGGGGTCTATGAGCCGGCCGACCCGATAGGCGACCTCGTCCCCGTAGGCACGGAACTCCTCCGCCGCCGGCTTGAAGAGCCACTTCTCGCCCTTCTCGTCGGTGTAGAAGTACTTGGTGTGGGCGCCCTCGATGTCCGCCTTGCCCACGAGCTTGAAGTTCTTGGGCTGGCCCTTCTCCTGCCAGGCAGCATCCGCCGCGTCGAACTCAGAGCCTTTCTTGGCGAACACCGCAGGCTGTGCCGGCGCCGGCGTAGGCGGCGGAGGCGCAGCGGGCACGGGAGCGGGAACCGGCGCCTTCGCCTTGATCGGCTTCCCCGTCGACTTCGACCACTTGGCCTCGATGCTGTCCGCCGCCGCCTGGACCTTCGCCGTGTCGGTCTCGGTGAGGATGGCGGTTAGTTCGCCCTTGCTCGCCCACTGGTAGTGCTTGATCTTCACCTGCTGGGCGAGCTTCTTCACTTCCCCCACCGACATGCCGTTGATCTTCTGCTGGAAGACCTGCTTCTTGACCGCCACTTCCTTGGCGAACGTCTCGACCGATTCCTTCGGCAGGATGGACGATGCCCCGATCTGGTCCTCGGCGGCCTTGACGGCGCTCAAGAAGCTCTGGTAGCTGGCGGGGTCGTCGGGCACCTGGACGGCGTTCGTCTTCGCCACAAGGTCCTTCGCGGCCTGACTCACTTTGGCCGCGTGCTCGGCTTGGCTGAGTTCGGTCTTGGCCTTTTCGGCAGCCTGCTCCCCCGCCTGCTTGTTCAGGGCGTCGATCAACTGCTGCTTGTTCTTCAGGACGCCGATGCCGTGCTTGTCCTTCGCCGCGGCGAGGGACGGGCCGGAGAGAGCGGAGTGGTCCACGCCCGGCTCGACCTTGTCCAGCAGGTCGATCACATCCTGCTTGGTCATGTTCAGCGAGACGCCCTTGCCCTTCGCCATCTCCTGGAGCTGCTTGACCGTGAACTGGCCGTAGCCCTGGGCCGGCGGGACGACGCTCTCGACGACAGCCTGCTGCGCGGCGGCGCCGTACTGGGCCTTCAGGAGGTCGATCAGCTCCTGCTTCGAGCGCAGGGCGCCGACCTTGAGGTACATCACCTTCGACTTCAGGGCCAGCCCCGAGAGGCCGGAGTGGTCCACGCCCGGCTCGATCCCGTCCAGCAGCTTGATGAAGTCGGCCTTCGTCCGGGCGATTGAGATGCCCTGCTTCTTGGCGGCGGTCTGAAGTTGCTTCACCGTCAGGGAGTTGAACTGGCCGGTCTTCAGGGCCTCGTTGACCGCCGCGACGTCGGCCTTGACCTCCTGGGCTTGCGCCGCTACGTCGTCGGGCGACAGGATGCAGGTCGGCTTCACGGCCTCCGCACGGGCGGCCAGCGCGCCGGCGCCGCAGATGGGCAGGTCGACCACCGCGACGTGCCCGCAGCGGCAACGGGCATGCTTCGGCTGGGGCGGGAACCGGTCCACGGGGAACGTCTTGCCGTCGAGCGCCTCGCACTCCGGGCACATCCTCTCGTCACCGGCGGTGAGCCATTCGAGCTTGCTGATCCCCACGGTGCTGTAGAACTTCCTCTGCCCCTGGCTGTGGGCGCGCATCGTCTCGGTGCGCGCGATCAGCTCCATCCGCGTCTGCGCCTTGCCAAAGACCCTCTTCCCCGCGTGCCGGAAGGCTTCCTTGTCCGTGACGACGGTGCCCATCTCCTTCACGATGTCGCGCACCGACATGCCCGTGGCGATGCCGACCTGGACGGCCTGGTTGAGCCCGCTGGCCAGGTCGCGGGAGACGTCGCCGGCAAGCTGGATGTTGAAGCGAGTCATGAAGTCCAGGGCCGACGTGTCGACGACGGTGAAGACGTTGGTTGCCATCTTATCGATGCCGCCGGCGTCCAGGTCGCGGTAGAACGGGAGCTGCGCCTCGGCGAACTCCTCGATCCCGTGGGCGAGGCCCCGCTTGAAGCTCTCCGCGCCGGCGCGCCCCAGAATGAGCCGATGCTCGTTCCGCACCTGGGCGACGATGGCCCGGATCTCTCCCTGGAGTAGCCGCAGGCTCCTCTCGTTCGCCAGCTTGCCCTCGGGCAAGTCGCCGAGGGTGGTATACTTCAGGAGCGCCGCCTTCACATCCTTCTCGGCGCGGGCGAGAACGTCGGTCACGCGGGCCGCGGTCTTTTCCCCGTAGGCGTTGCGGTTCTTATAGGCCAGCGCGGCCCACTCGCGGATGCGTTCGCTCTGGGGCTTGGGCGCAGCCTGGGCGGCGAGGGGGGAACACTCCCCGAACGTGAGGCCCGGCGTTGTCGGTGCGACCGCTACCGACATGGCGCACACTCCTCAGCCGCCCGAGGCTGGCCCGTGGCATCTGCCGCTGGCGTGGTCACGGTCTCCTCTGTGGCCTCGAAGTAGCGGCAGGCGTTGTTGTCGAACCGCGTCTCCGTCTCGCGGATGGCGCACCAGTTCTCTTCGGCGTCGAAGTATTCGCACTGGTCGCAGATGCCGTCCGGCACATCGCCTTGCGCCCCGAGCCGCGCGGCGATGCTGTCCGGCGCCGGTTTGTTCCTCTCCTGCGGGATGCCCAACACCTCGCGGGCGTACTCAGGCGTGATGACCCCCGCCATCACCAGGTCCACGATGGGCTTGACCACCTTCTCGTCAGTGAGATCGACTTCCTTCCGCTCGGCCTCGGTCTGCGTCGCCTCGACCTCGGGGTCCAGCGCCATCCGCACCTGGAGGCTCTTGCGGGAGATCAACCGGCGGTCGTACAGCTCGACGAGCAGCTTGCGGTAGTCGGCGTCGTCGCTGAGGTCGAGGTCGTTGAACAGGACCTCGATGGTCTTCTCCCCGTGGCTTTTCATCTCCTGCCAGTCGCCGAGCACCCAGCGCAGAATCCGCCGGGCCGCCCCCTTGATCTCCCCGAGCATGATGATCATCTTCTGCATCGAGACGGAGGCCGTGGCGAAGTTCGGGCCGTCTCCCGTGACGATGCTGCGTGCGAGGCCGAGGGCGACGATGATGTCCTCCTTGATCTCCTTGACCTTGTCCTCGGTCTTGAGCACCTCGCCCTCAGTGCCGTAGGTCTTCACGTCGCAGTAGAAGGGGACGACGACGCCCGACTTCAGGTCCATCTTGTTGAGCATGTCGCGGACCTTATCGAGCATCCCCTGGTCGGGCATGACGAGCTTCGAGCCGAACTGCCCGCCCACCTGTACGAAACGCAGGGGCGTCGTCCAGCGCTTGGCGATGGCGGATTCGCTCTGCCGGTAGTCGCGCAGGAGGGCGATGGCGTGGAACGCGGGGAGTACCATCGAGTTGCCGCGCGGCGAGAAGCTCGGCGCGTCCCACTTCAGATGGATGAGTTGTTCCAGGGGCAGGTCAACCCCCTCGCCGATGCCCAGAGAATCCTCGGGGAACTGCTTGACCTCGGTCAGCTCGCCCTGGACGTACTTGAGCTTGACCGACACGGGATTGATGCACTGGACGGCGGCGATGTCGTCGCCCTTGTCCGTGTACGTCTTGTAGCCGACGCAGTCGCCCTTCACGAGGAGCTGGAGGACCATGTCGCGGACGAAGGCGTCCAGCCCCACGCGGTCGGCGAGTTCGCGGACCTCCGCCTCGACGCCATCGTCTTCGCAGTTGAAGCCGACCTCGTCGCCGATGGCAAAGGTGCGCCAGGCGTTGACGGCGTTCTTGACGATGGGTTCCTCGGTGTAGTACTCCCAGGCCAGCTTGGCGCGCTCCTCCCACGTCTCCGGCACCGCCTCTTCCACGTTGAGCTTGCGGAAGACGCCGGCGTCGAGCGCCGCGGCCGCCGCCAGTTGGTCCGGCGTCACCGCGACCACCGAGAGCTTGCCGTCGTTGTCCTGGCCGATGACCTGCATCGCCGCTGTCCCTCGCTACTCGGTCGCGGGCGGTTCGCCGTTGCCGTTCGCAGCCCGCGCCCGGTCCACCGCGGCCTCGGTGACCTGGTAGCCGATGACGTTCAGCACCAGGGTCGCCGCGCCCACGATCACCTGCACAGCCGCATCCGTCCCCGCCGGGGCGACCACGCCCACCGTGACGAGGACCGACACCACCATCCCCGCCACAGCCAGCAGGAATCGCCGGCTCGTCCAGCGGGACACGACCTTGACCTCGTTCTCTGCCATTGCAGGCTCTCCTTTCCTCGGTTCACCAGAAGATCGGGTCCGTCAACACAGGGGTGACCGTCGGGACGATCTCCTCGAACTGGTCGAGGCGCCTCTGGTCCCGCACGAGCATCGCGCACCGGATCGCGTCCACGATGTGGTCGTTGCCCTTGGAGTAGATGATGTTGCCGTTGACGAGCGTGTAGGTGTGCGTCGTGAACTCGTCCACGAGCTCGAGGTCGTTCTTGGGCAGCCGCAGCTCGCCGCGCTGAAGGGCGCGGTTGATGAGGCTCGTCATGTACTCCTTCGCCCGCTTCTTCAGCGGCAGCCCCTCCTTCTCGGCAATGGTGACCATGCCGCCGAAGTCGTAGCCGTGGAGCTTGGCCTCGAGGTTCAAATGTCGGAACTTGTCGAGGGTGGTCAGCTCCTGCACAACCGCCAGGCCGTTCCCGCCGCGGTCCACGCCGATCCCCATCGGCGCGAAGTACCGCTCCAGCAGGCCGATGACGACCGCGATGTGCGGGTAGGCCACGTGCTCCATGTGGATGCGGAGGACGAGCTTCGCCCGGCGCCGGCCTTCCTCCTCGACCTCCTGGAACACGACGATCTCGGTCGGGTCGTTGGTGTAGCCCAGGTCCCCGCCGACCCAGAACGTCCCGTCCTGCGGCCCCAGGTTCAGGAGCATCTCCAGGCGGCTGAAGACGTCCTCCTCCGTTTCGCAGGAGGCGAGGGTCTCGCCCGTGATCACGACCGGCTTGTAGCTTTCCATCGGCTCCTGGCAGCGTTCGAGGTACTCGACGTTGAAGGCGCCGTAGCTCGGCTTGCCGTGCTCGCCGGCGACCTCGTGCTGCCAGCCGGCCGTGTCCTTGCCGCCGTAGAACTCGGTGAGTTCCGCCTCGCGCTCGGCGCTCCAGGCCGGGTTCAGCCAGCTCGGCCAGCGGAAGACCCGCCAGTTGGGCGACTGGGTCAAACGGTAGTACGTGGTGCTGCGGAGGCCGTTGGGCGTCGAGTAGATGCGGAGGACCCCGCCCGCCTTCAGGCACTGGCGGAGCGCCTGCCACGCGGTCTCGGAGAGCCAAGCGCCCTCGTCCACCCAGATGCGCTCGACATGGAGCGAGCGGAACGCCTCGCCGTAGGCTCCCGCAGGGCGGAAATGGAGCACGGACCGGGTGCTGAACTCGATGCGGTAGTAGGGCTTCTTCTGAATCTTCGGCTTGCCCTGCGCAGTGAGGCCCACGCTCGCGCCCAGATCGGCGCACGACTGGACCTGGTGCTCGATCTCCTCGATGATCGTGTCGAGGTGTCCCTGGTGGGGCGCGGCGATCAGCCCTTGCTTGCCGCGCGTGGTGAAGACGAAGTGGAGGGCGTCCGTGCTCAGACCGACCGTCTTACCCGTGTCGCGGCCGTCGAGATGGATGACGTTCCTCTCGGCGCTCCGCAGGTCCTCGACCTGGTGGGGCCAGTAGCGGCGCTTCGACCCGTCGCGGTTGCGGAGGTAGTGCTCGCCCCAGAGGACGGGGTCCTGGAGCCGTTCGATGATGGCCTGCCTGTCGTCCGGGGAGAGCACGGGCTCCCGCGCCCGCCCCCCGCGGCGTGCCGCGTCGAGCCGCGCGGCCCGTCGGTGCGGGTCATGCCAGTAGCAGTGGCTGCCGCCCCCGACGGCCGGCGCCCCGCACGGGCTCCCATCCCTCCGCTTCGCTTTGCACGGTTCCACAGCCACGGCTACGCCCCTGAAAGAAATCCCATTTTTCGCCTTGCTATTCGCGGCGACCTATGCCCCTATGTGTCACGAGCGGACGGGACAAGGGCCGTCAGCGGGACGGCCCGCCGCCGCGAAGGCCAGGGCACAACGGATCGAAAGGAGATCGCCATGCCCAGCCAGTTGACCCTGAAGGGCGCCGCACCGCAGTACCTGGAGCACCTGCGGACGGCAGGGAAGAACGCGCACACTGTGAGGACGTATGGGAAGGCCCTCGAGGCCATCGCCGGCTTCTTCGGCGAGGCCAAGGCCCTCAAGACGCTCCGGCCCGCCGACGTCGGCCGGTTCCTCAAGAGCGACGCCTTGCTCAAGAAGCCCAACGGCAAGGAGCGGGCGAAGCCGACCATCGACCAGATCGTCCGCGTGCTGCGGATGCTCCTGGAGTGGGCGCAGGCCCAGGGCCACGTCGCCGCCGTCGCCTTCCCCCAGGACGCCATGCCGAAGCGCCGCCGCAAGCAGCAGGCCGCCAACCAGCAGACCCAGGAGCCGGAGGCCGCGACCGATGAAGCTCAGCCTGGCAATTGAGTGCTTCCGCACCCAGATCGAAGCCAACGCCCGCTCACGCCACACCATCGGAAGCTACCTCCACGATCTGGGGGTGATGGCCACAGCCGTCGGCCACGAGGCCGAACTTGAGGCCATCACGACCGACGCCATCGCCCGGTTCCTGACGGGCGCCGCCGTCACGCGCAAGCCTGACGGCTCGCCCAAGGCGCCCGGCTCGGTGGACAAGGTGAAGACGAGCGTCAAGGCGTTCTTCCGCTGGGCGCACGAGGCGGGCCTCGCCGAGGCCAACCCCGCCGCGGCCATCCGCCTCAAGCACCGCCGGCGCCCGGCGCCGGACGTCTTGACCACCCAGGAGAAGCGGCGCCTGGTCAAAGCCATAGACCAGGCCCGCGGCCCCAAGGCGGAGCGGGACGCGACCCTGTTCGACCTGATCCTCAACACCGGCCTCCGCGTCTCGGAGGTCCTCGGCCTGGATATGGCCGACGTGAACGTGGCCGAGAAGCAGGTCACCGTGGCGGCCAAGGGGGGCGAGACCCACAAGGTCTTCCTCAACGCGAGAACCCGCGCCCGCTTGGCCGCCTACCTCAAGAAGCGGAAGCTCGTCTTGGGGGAATCCCAGGCCCTCTTCCTCTCCAACCGCCGCGAGCGGCTCTCCGTCCGCCAGGCCGAGGTCCTGGTGGAGGACTGGCTCGGACGGGCCGGCATCGGCAAGCACGTCACTGTCCACGGCCTGCGCCATACGTTCGCCACGCACCTCCTCGAGCGCACGGGCAACCTCCGCACGGTCCAGGAGGCCCTGCGGCACCGCAACATCGCGACGACCGTGCGCTACACCCATCAGCCGAGCGAAGCCCTGGCGGAAGCCCTCGAGGCCCTCTGATGCCGGCTCCCATCGCACCGCCCCTGGCTCGACCGTCTGGGGCGGTGCCTCTTCGCGCAGAGGAAGGATGAAGGGCGGGAGCTGGAAGTGCATAGGGCGCCCGCCCAAAGAGCTGACCTTGGAGAAGCACAGCACAGCGGAAGACCCGCGCCCCCACGCCAGGAACGGCGTAAGTCCGTCCCCCCCGCGGACCTGGCGACCCGCCGCCGCGAGCGACCCCCTCGACACCTGCCCACACACCTTCGACACGAGGCTCGTAGACGAACACTCAGGCAGAGCCGACAGCTCGACGAAAGGCCGAACGTGGGGATGGAAATCCCCGTTAGGAAACCCTTCCACGCCCGCCGGACCGCCGCTCGGCAAGTAACCCCCTGCGCATCGGCATCGACTTACTTGGCGTACCGCCGGAGGGTTACTATCGGGGCGGTTCTGGGGGTTACTTGCCCTGGTTTCCCTGGGGTTACTCACGCGACATCTCCCGGCGGCCTCAAACCGCCCGTTCCGAGCCTCAACACGGGCGTCAAAGTCCCGCCGAGCGTCGCGGCCCCACGCGGCCACGGGGCGGCCCACAGCGGCCCACGTCGCGTCCTCCGGTGCCTGCGCGGCCAGGGCGTCGAAGGCCGGCTCGACCGCGGCCACGGGCCGCGATCCCACGGCGCCCCGAGGCCCAAGCTGCCCACGCTCTGGCAGCTTGGCATCCGGCGAGCACGAACACCGGGAGGCCGCGGACACGCAGGGCACAGGCCCGCACAGCGCACCGAGGGTGGACGCGTCGTCGCTGCCCTTCGTCGCCCGGGGGCGGCCCACGGCGGCCAAGGGGCCGACCTTCTGCGCCCGCGCGACCCAGGTTGCCAGCGCCGGCGGACAGGCGGCCCCTGGGCCGACGTGTGCAACGGCCGCGGCCGGCAGATCCCCCGGGCCGTTCCCCTGCGTGCCGCCGGCACCCAACTCGACCGCGCAGCACAGGGCCAGCGGAGCGACGGCCCACAGGCCGGCCCGGCGAATGTCGCATTTGTTATGAAATGCGACGTTCCGGCGACGGCGCCCGCCGGGACCTTGTCGTAAGTCCGCACGGCCCGCGGGCTTACGCGAGGCCGCTCCGAGGCGGCGCGTATCAAATCTGCGGTTCTTTCTGCGTTCCGTCGGCATTGCTCGCCTTTCCGTCGTCAGCCTTCGCTCTCGCCTTGCCCTTGCGGCCCGCCTTCCGCGTGGCCTTGACCTCCTCCAGCAGCGCCGCTGCCCATTCGGCGGGCGTGGTCGAGATGCTCGGCGTCTCGCCCTCGCGGACGATCTTCGTGGCCTTGAGGTCCTTCAGATGGCTCCGCACGATCCGGTCGAGCTTCTCCGCGCCGTCGTCGTTCCCATCCTTCATCGCACGGGCGTAGCGGATGAGGGCAACCGCCATCACCTCGACCGCGATGGCGTCCGATGAGTCGTTGAGTGCGAAGTCCTTCTGGAGCCGCGCCACGACGGCGTCGTACTCCTGTTGCTCCGCGGCGTTGAGGATGCGGTGCGCGAAGATCCCGTGCCGGAGCCCGTTCATCTTCGACCGCTCCTTGCCCTCGAGCGTCCTCGGACCGGTGGATGCGCCGCCGTGACGATGGCACACGCGCTTGCCCGGCTCCGCGGGCCGCGTGCATCGCTTGCAGGTGCGCCTGTCTTTGGCTGTGCATTGCTGTGCCTCGTCGGGCATCTGTCCGGAGCCCCAGTGGTTCGGTCGAGTCTCCATCGCCTCGCGGGGGAGGCGGAAAATGCCCTCTATACGAGTTCATCCCGAAGCTGTCGGAGGGTCTCGCCGCTGACCTCGACCTTCGTCACCAGCTCGACCGCCTCGCCGCGCTCCGCGGCCTCGAGCAGCTTGTCGAGTTCCTCGCGGGGGACCGGCGGCTTGAGGGGAGGCCGCTGGGCGGCGCCGCCGAACAGGAGCTTAGCGATGAGCATGATCAGGAGCCGGCCAATCAGCTCCTCGGTCAGGATGGGGCAGTCGTCGAGCTTGTCGGGGAACTTCACTTCGTCACCTCCTTCGCCAGGGCGGCGAGTTCGACGGCACAGCGGGTGACCACGGCCTCATTCACGGCGAGACGCTCGCGCCGGCCGGCAGCGCCGAGGGCAGTGTCGCCCTCGGTCCGGGCGGCGGTCAGGTCCTCGTAGGCGCGGCGCTGCGCCTCGAAGTACGCGTCGTAGAGGGAGCGGGCCTTGGCCATCTGGGCTTCAGTGGCCTGGCCCTTGAGGTAGGCCTTGCCGATGATGAGGTAGGACTTGCGGGCCGTGGATTCCTCGAGGCTGTAGACGTCCTCGGCTTTGTCGAGCGGCGTGCCGCAGCCGGCGAGAAGGGCAGCAATGGCGAGAAGAGAGACAGAGACGACTCTTGCCGCGACCTGCATGGCGATGCCTCCGAATCGGTGACTTGGCCCTGTCGGCTCGGCCCAGACATGGAAAAGGCCAGAGCCGGAGCGCGCCTGCCATGCACATCGTGCGGTCGCGCTCGGCCTGGCCTTGCCAGTCCGGACCCCGAGGGGCCTCGAGTCACCTCATCAGTTATATGGAGTGGTCGCCTATGCGGTCGCCAGCGCAGTGTGGCGGGCGGCCCGTGTGGGCCGATGCTATGCTCAGAATCTACCAGGAGAACTCCGGGGTGTCAATGGTGGAAATCTTTCTATCTTCTTCCAGCATCCGGGCGCGGCGCTGCTTGAGGATCTGGTTCACGCGGCGACGGGAGAGGCCGCATAGCTCGGCGATCTCCCGCGAGCTGGCCTTCTTGTCGCTGAGGCGGACGATCAGCTCGGCGCGGTGCTTGTAGTAGTCGCCGTGCTTGGGGATGTAGACCAGGCCGACGTAGTGTTGCTGCAGCTGGCGCACCAGCTCCTTGGGGAAGACCTCGAAGGCGTTTCGGTACCACGGCTTCATTCGTCGCTCCTTTCCGGCAGCGAAGGCGTGGGCGAGGGTGAGGGCGAGCGAACGATCTCGACGAGCGTGCCCTCGAGCGTCTTCGCCGCCTGGGCCATGAAGTGAACCTCCTGCACCGTGAACTCCAGGCGCGGCTTGCCGGTGCGCCGCGGCACGATCCAGACCGGCTCCTTGCAGAGCGAGGTCTGGACTTCGTAGCAGACACCTTGAGCCTTGAACTCGTCGAGCTGCGCCTGAGTCAAGGGTGGGGCCTCGGTCGCGTCGGCCTCGCCCGCATCACCAGGAGCCGCGTCTTGCGGCGTGGTCGCGCCGCGCGCCATTTTCTGCTCCGCCAGGTACTCGGCGATCAGCCCGACCAGCTTCTTGAGGTAGAAGTTGGAGCGGCAGAAGCCGTCGCCTTCGCGGTGCTCGCAATGGGTGCAATCGAGCCGCTTGGCCGGGTCCTCCTCATGGACGCAGCGCTTCCCCTCGGCGTAGAGGTCATAGCAGCGGGTGAGCATCTTGCCCCACTGAATCTGGAACTCGCGCATCGGGTTCGCCGGCGCCGCGGGCGTGCTTAGCGGTTCCTGGGCAGGGGCCGGCTTGGGGCCCTTCACGTAGTCTCTGAGCACGGTAGGTCTCCTCTCCTGTGGCTGCCGCCCGCGCTTCTCGGGGCGCAAACCGACTCACACCATCACAAACCAACCCATAACCGACTCTGCGTAACTCACGGCCTGGCAATGAGATGAATGCCTGGAGTCGGTTTGAGTCGGTTTGTTCTGGGGAATCAATCTCCCTGTACAGAGATTTTTTCGCGCACGTGTTCCCCGGGGGCACGCGCATTTTCCGGTCCTCGCGGGGGGATATTTCTCCAGACAAACCGACTCTAACCGACTCTGACATAGACAAGTACAAGGTGAAGAAGGGGTTAGGGAGAGTCGGTTAGGGCGCCGGTTAGAGTCGGTTTGAGTCGGTTTCACGGGCGCGCTCATGCCTCGGTCCCCTCCGTAAGCCGGATCGTATAGATCAGGCGCCCGCCAGTGCCGTGACGTGACGCGACCTCGAGGCCAGCCTGCGTCATCGTCTCCATGTCGTTCGCCAGACGCCGGCCCAACTGCTTCGGGCTGCGGAACGGGTACGACAGCCCCTTCGTCTTGGCGAAGAGCGACAAAGCCACGTGCAGCTCGTTCGCCTTCACGTTTGTGAGCGTGGACTCGTCGTCGAAGAACAGGTGGTAGTCGAGCTTGAACCGGTCCACCTGGCTGAGGCCGGCCGTCACGATGGCCTTCTGGTCGGCTTGGAGCGCGACACGGTACTGCTCGAACAGGCCCTTCAGCAGGGTCACGATGGGATTGGAGCCGACCTGGACGTCCGTGGCGGACTCCTCCTGGGTCGCCATCATCTCGGCGAAGAGCGGGTCGAGCGTCCCCAGGTCGCGTTGGACGCGGCGCTCGTCGCCGCCGGCGACCATCACGAGGTACATCAGCGCCAGGTAGTCGTTCGCCCGGCGCTTGCTGTGCTTGCCGAGCGTCCGGGCGAGGAGCCGCATCACCTTTCCGTGGGCGCCGTCGCGGATCAGGCGGAGCGCCTTGTGCGTTCGGATGAACCAGGCGGAGAGGATGAGGTCGCGGGCCGCGCGGATACGGTCGAGCACCTCGGTCTCGAGGAAGTACTCCTGCCCCGAGTTGTGGATGTCGAACTCGACCAGGAGCATGCGCGAGACCAGTTCGGAGAACTCGCCGCCCAACGGCTCGATGCCCGAGGTGTTGATCAGGCACTTGGCGAACTCGGTGACCGTCTCGCTGTCCGTGCCACGCTTGCGCTTCTCGTTGACGATGCCCGTGACTGTGGTGAGCATGAAGTCGACGAGCGGCTCCGTGGCGTTCTTCGTCTCGATGTTGTCCAAGATGACGAGCGGGTTGACCGCACCGTCGGCGTAGTTGGCCGCGGTGGTGGACCGCTTCTGCTGGGGGTCGCCGTAGACGAGGGTCGAGATGAGCTTGCTGGCCGTGGACTTGCCGGACTCCTTCGGCCCCTCGAACCGGAGCATCGGTTTCGTGCCGGCGAAGTCCATGAGCAGGAACGCGGCGAGCCAGTGGACGATGAGCAGCCGCTCGTTCTCGGCGCAGGTCAGGTTGTTGCACAGAAGCTCGGCAACGAGGCGGTCCGCCGCGTCCAGGTCGGTATCGGGCAGGAAGCGGATGGGCCGCATCTTGGCCGAGTTGGCCAGCATCACGTTGTAGGCGTTGCTGCCGTTCGCTAGGACATCGACCCCGTCGGGGCCGATGCGGACGATCTCGTTCCGGTCGTTGTTCAGGTTGAAGAAGACGGCGGACGCCGACTTATCCGCGTGGCTCCAATTGAACGTCTCCTTCGCCATCCCTCGGGTGTAGGCGAGGTTGGCGAGCGTCTCGAACAGCACGCGCCCGCTCGGCGTCATGCAGTTCACGCCCGTCTGCTCGAACATCATGGCGAGGTAGCCGCGATTCGAGAGCGGGTTCGGGGTCATCTCGTAGATGCGATTCTGGAAGCAGAGGAAGACGCGATCCTCGCGGTCGTGGAAGAACGAGGCCCCGCGTGCTGCGAACCATTCGTAGACGGCCTCGCCGATGCGGCCCCAGTCAGGCGATCCCTCCGCCTCTGCCGTCTCGAAGGCCAGGCGGTCGATCAGGTAGCGGCAACTGTCCGGCGGGGCCGACGACGGCGGCGCGTCCCGTGCCTGTTGCCGGGCGTTCTGTTTGCCCAACTCCTTCACCGCGTCGTCGAGGAGCTTTCGCGAGGGCTTCATGGCCCCGCGGTAGTGCGCCTGGAGGACCGCCTTGCACTCGTCCTGCTGGAGCGGGTCGAGTTCCGCAATGGCGGCCAAGACGGGTTCCATGGCCTCGTTACGCGCGCGGACGTCAGGCGGATTGGGGTCCAGCTGCCGAATCTGCCAGTGGACGGGGGGCAAGGCTTCGGCCATGAGCTTGCGGAAGTCGTCGGCCGTGGCGGCCAGCAGATACTCGTTGAGGTCGGTCTTGGCATCCGCCAGGAGGCGGTCCACCTCGGCCTTCCCCGCATCGTCCAGGGTCGCCTTCGCCTGCTGAATCTGCTCTGGCGTCGCATCCTGGGGGATGCCCTTGGTTGCGAGGGCCTCGCGGGCCGCCTTGTGCTTCTCGCCCAGGGGAAGTTCCACCAGGCGGACGTCCACGCCGGCGCGGCCGAGGAACCGGGCCGTCTTCAGGGCGCCGGCCAGGCCGACGCCGCTGACCTCGTTGTCCTGGCAGATGTAGACCCGCTTGACGTGGCGGACGAGGGAGAGCAGCTTGTCGTGGTCCTCGTCGCGGAACGTGACGGTCACCGGTGAGATGCAAGGGACGCCGCGCTCGGCCAGGGCGATGCAGTCGGTCACCCCCTCGGTGATGACGACCTCCTCCCGCACGGTCGCCAGGGCGTCCTCGCCGTAGAAGACGTCGTTCTGGATCGCCTCGGAGATGTAGGGTTTTCCAACCGAGCGGACGGGCAGCTTCTTGTACTTCGCCCGCTCGTGGTCCTTGTCGGGCGTCCACGGGGTCTTGCGGCCGATGAGGTAGACGACCCGCCCCTGCTTCCAGTAGGGGAAGACGATGCGGCTGCGGAAGAAGGGGTAGAACTGCCCGTCCTTGCCGCGGACGTAGAGGCCCGTGCGGTCTACGACCTCGCGGCTGTGGCCCTTCTGCCCGACGAGGTAGCCGTCGACCAGGCCGGCATTGTCGGCGAAGCCGATCTTCAGGCGCTCGATGGTCTCGCGGCTGATGGCGTAGTGTTCGGCAAACCATCTCAGGGCGTCGGCGTTCGCCAGGAGCTTCTGGTGGTAGAACCCCGCCGCGTCGGTGAGGACCGCGAAGACCAGGTCGGCTTCCTGGCGCCGGACCTCGGCCTTCTGCTGGTCCTCGGGGGAGAGGCCGAATTCCGCCAGGGGCGGCAGGCCCACGAACGACGCCAGGGTATCCCGCGCCTGGCGATGGCTCGCCGGCATCGGGCCCTTGTGATGGCTCGTTATCCTGCCCGACTGTACAAACTCTACCAGCTGGAGCACGTCGCCGCCGACGTCGCAGCCCTTGCACCAGAAGGCCTGCCGCTCCATGTCGACGATGAGGGAGGCCTTCGACTGGCTCGCATGGTGGGGGCAGTCGAAGCGGAGGGCGTGGCCGTGCTCAGCGGTCAACCGGTCCTCGAGCAGCCGGCGCGCGACGGCGCCGATCTCCGCGGCCGTGATCCGCTCGTAGTAGCCCCTGACGCTCGTCGGGTCCATGATGGCCTGGCCTCCCGACGGCGCTCATTTGCGGAAGAAGGCCAGGACCGCGTCGTCGATGATCCTCTTCGCCTCGCGGGTGATGGGGCAGTAGTAGTAGTGCTGCCTCCCGACGTGGCTCTTCTTGGCGGGGAACCGGGTGTGGAAGCTCCCGTCCTCGTCCTTGAACACGGCGATGTTCGTCAGGAGCACGGCCCCGTTGAGCACGCAGGACGCCCACCCGAAGGGGCCGCGCTCCGGATCGTGGGACAGGCAGACGTCGACCTCGGACACCATGATGGCAGGCTCGGACATGTGCTTGATCTCCTCAGATGTGCGGATGTGGACACGCTCAGCTCTCTCGCCGCTTGATCGCCTCGGCCGGCGACATGAACTGCCCGTCGACCCGGACCACGGGGACCTCGTGGTCCTGGTAAGCGAGCTGGGCCATCACGTCGACGGCGTCGGGGTCCTCGCCTCTCCGGGCCGCCTCCAGCGGCCGCTCTTCGACCTCATGGCCGGCAAAGCGGGCCTTCACGGCTTCGCACCTGCTGCAGCCAGGCAGGGTCCAGGTGGTGATGCTGTGGCTCATTCCTTTCTCCTCTTGCCAGACTCCACGTGGCGCTGCCGACGCCTGGCTCACCACAAGATGGCGTCGAGGAACCAGGCGGGCAGCATCTTGCGCGCCATTTTCACGAACTTGCCGAAGTCCGAATCCAGCACGTACGTCTGGGCGTAGTCCGTCTCCGAGCGGATCGAGCGCCCGTAGCTCTGGACGAGCTTCAGGGCGGCCAGCCACAAGTAGTAGTGCCAGTTGGCCTTCGTCCGGAGCTTCAGCTGCTTGTCGCTGTTGGCGTCGGGATACGGCACCTTGCAGATTAGCTGGAACCGCGATAGGTCGTCCTTCAGGTCGAGGCCCTCGTGCAACGCGGGCGCCACGAGGACCGACGCCTGGCGGCGGGCATGCTCGGCCAACAAGGCGTCCTTGGTTGGGAAATCCTCCTGAAAGAGCAGCCGGCCGCGGTAGCGCCGCGCGATGTTGTCGCGGATGAAGTTCGTGATCCCGAAGGAATGGGCGTGGATGATGCCGCGGTCGGCGGCGTGAAGGTCGAGGGCCTTCTCGATCTTCAGCACGAGCAGCGGCAGCGTCTCCCGCCGGCTCTTGAACGACATGCTGCCGACGTAGCGCAGGCGGATGCGCCGGTTCGCCACGGGGAACGTGCATGGCACGCGGACGTACTCCACGTCCTCGAGGGGGATGCCGAGGTTCTCGCAGAAGACCTTGTGGCTGAGGATCGTCGCCGACATCAGGAGGACGCGCTCGCCGTAGACGAAGAGCAGCCGGTCGGCGTAGCCGCGGACGTACAGCGGCTTCAGTGTGACCGTGCGGTAGCCGCCGCGCTCCTCCTGCTCCTTCCACTCCGCCACGAACTCGGTCTTCTCCATCTCGTCGAGGAAGGCGTCGAGGCGGAGCTTGGCCTTCTCCCACTTCTCGACGGCGTCGGGGTTGCCGCTCGTCTTGGCCTCCGCCAACTTCGCCCTGATCCGCCTGGCCAGGCCGATCTCACCGAAGTAGCGGCGGTACTCCTCCGGCGTCTCGTGCCGGGGGAACCGCACACCTTCGTCGCGGAAGTCGCGGTCGGAGAGCGAGATCTCGACGAAGTTCATCAGCTGGCCCTCGATGTTGTGAGCCTCGTCGATCACGAGCAGCGGCCGCTTGCCGAACTGCTGGGCATAGTTGGCCTGGAAGAGGAAGCTGGAGAAGTTGAACAGGGTGTGCGCCGCGTCCTGGGCCTCGCGAAGGCGCCGGAAGTACGGGCATCGAATCCAGTCCAGGTTCTGCGCCCCCTGCGCTCCCAGCTCGTCGAAGCACTCGGGCAGCTTGGACTTGCCCATCTGCTTGCAGAGGCCGCGGTGGGCGTAGACCCGCTCCTCGCCCGGCCCCAGGTCCTGGTTGGCAAGCCAGCATTCGTATTCGTTGCGGCCTTTGAGGTCCACCAGTGTCGAGCCGAAGTCATTGATGTACTGCTGCTGCAACAGTTTCTGGGTCGTGATCAGATACGACCGCCCGACGTGGTTGGCGAGGGTCCAGGCGATCCCCGACTTGCCGCCGCCCGTCGGCACCTCGATGATGACGAAGCGCTTCCCCCGCTCGAAGGCGCCGGCGACCTGGAGGATCGCCTCCTTCTGGTACGGGCGGAAGCTGGGGTACGGGAAGTGGGCGAGGACGCTCGGAGCGGCCTCGGCCAGGGGTTCAGTCGCCGTTGCCATGGGTTTCCTCTTGGCGCTGCTGCCAGAAGTGGCGCAGCATGTGGTAGACCATCAGCCGCCCGTCCCTGCGATTCCCCGCGAGCCAGAAGGCGATCCCGTGCCGCGCCCACCAGCCGATCATCGAGTTGATCACCGACGACGGGTGGACGCGGGAGAACTCGACCCCGTGCCGGACATCCGCCAGGCTGCCCTCGACCACCACAGCCGCACGCTCCATCGCGGCCAGCCGCTCCAGCTCGCGCTCGAACCGGTCCCGCTCCCGCCCGACGCAGGTGAAGAGGTCACTCAGGGTCTTCCGCTCGATGGCGACGCGTCCCTCCATGCCGGCGACGGTGTAGTCGCCGGTCGGCAAGCCCACCTTCGCCGAGCCGAGGAAGCCCAGCGGGAGCGACTCCCGCGTGTCGACGACGATCATCTCGGTGCCGAACTTGGGCCTGCGGGCGCGTGCCACGGTCTCTCTCCTGCGTCGGGCGGGAAACGGGGAGCCGGTGCGTCAGAACTGGAGGTCCTTGTCCTCGACCTCCTCGGCAGCCGCCTGGGCCTCCTCGATGCGGGCGAACCACTTCACGCGGTTCCGCGTCCGGCCCTCATACTCCTCAACGCCGACCCGCAGGATGGCCTTCTTGTTCATCAGGTGAGACTTGGCCTTCATGAGGTCTGAGGCGGACTTCGCCTCGTAGCCCAGGATGCCCAGGTCGCGCTTGACGTAGGGGAGGTTCTTCCCAGTCAGCCAGAAGCTGTGCCAGACGTGCCGGCCCTCGTGTTCCCCCTCGAGCACCTCGAACTGGACGTTGAGGCCGAGGTTGTCGTTCGACGACTTGATCAAGTCGGCATCGATAACGAGGCACTTGTAGTCGCCCTCGGGCAGCGGCTCGAAGCTGCCCTCGGCGGCTGCCTCGGTCTCCTGCCACTCCGCGTCCAGCTCTTTCAGCTGCCTGAGGATGTCCTTGTCGCTCATCGGTCAGTCTCCTTCGGAAAAGGGTTGGGCGGCCTACGCCGCATCCTCGGTCTTGGCGGCCTTGCCGTTCTTCGGCGGCTTGGTTGGCTTGGGCTGCTCCGCAGCCGGTTCCGCCGCCTTCGCTTGCTCGCCCTCGGCAGGCGGCTTGATGCCGTAGATCTTGCGGAAGAGCGCCGTCAGGTCCGGCGGTTCGACGGGGTTGACGCAATGCACGCGGGTCTTGGCGATGAACTCGTTGTTGCCCGCGAAGTGCAGCTCGCGGTCGCCCGTGGCGGGGTTGACCACCAACCGGCCGACCAGATCGACCAGGCCGCACAGCTCGAGGGCGAACTTCCGGCTCACGAGCGGCACGTGCTTGGTGACCGTCTGGTCCTCGCCCATCTCGACGTCGAAGGGCATCTCGAGACAGGTGAAGACGGTCGTGATGCCCTGGGTGCGGAGGTCGCGGAAGTGCCGGACGATGTCCCGCAGCAACTCGCTCGTCTCCGCGTGCTCCTTCAGCGTGGCGAAGGTCCGCTTCTTCGAGCGCTTGCGCTCGGCCTGGATCGCCTTCTCCAACTCGGACAGGCTGTCGAGCGCGACGAAGCGGTACTTCAGGGTGCCGTCCCGCAGGCCCTCGTAGATCTCCACCAATTCCTCGAAGCTCTCGGGCCGCACGATGTCGTGCTCGGTCCTCGAGAGAGTCTCGACGCCGCGGTCGAAGTCGATGATCAGCGTCAGGCCGACGGGCAGCGACCCGACGCACCAGGTCTTCCCTCGGCCGCTGTCGCCATAGACGAGGAGCGACTTCCCCTCGCTCGCGAGCTTGTTGGCCTTGACGACGGTCACACTCACCTCTGGGTCTCCTCTCACGTCCCGAAAGATGTCCTGGAGGACGTCGAGGACGGTCGGGAAGCCGGCCTCGACATCCTTCTCCTCTGAGCCGTTGGCGTCACTGGCGTGCGCCATGTCTTCACCTCATGCTTGTCGGAGGTGAACCTTGCCTTGGCGTGCCTTACCTCGCCCGGCCATGCCAGGCATCGCCGAGCCCTGCCTCGCCCCGCAAAGCATCGCATTGCCAAGCGGAGCACCGCCTCGCCCAGCCTTGCCGCGCAACGCCCAGCAACGCCTAGCAGCGCCTTGCCGCGCCAGGCGCCACTGTGTGGCACGAGGAGACATCAGGAAGCCTCCCTCCATGCCACAACCTTAAACCGCCCGAACGGCCCGCGGCGGTCGGGGCGGAAGTCGCCCAGGCCGATCTTCGACCCCGCATCATCAACAAGCTGCCGGACAAACTCGGGGGAGAAGATCGAGGTGTCCACCTCCAACGTGAACGTGAGCTTCCAGTCATCGATCCGAGGCCGATGGCACATGATCCGACCACCAGTGCTGGGAATCACGACACTTCGGCTGTCGACCTCGAAGCTCTTCGTCCCGAGCGGGCAGACGATGTCCTGGATCGTGATGCCGGCCGGCACCAGCGACGACCGCGTCGTGGTGACCTTGCTCTTGGCAACCTTGTGGAACTTGCCCGCCGCGACCAGGCAGGCGAAGACATTCGGGCCTGGAACGTAGAGGCCGCCTTTGTCGTCCACGTAGGCCCTTCGGGTCGCCTCCTCCCGTGGCGAGTCCTTCTTCCCCACCATGGCCGCCGACGTTCCGCTGCTGATCTTGATCTCGTTCTGCTCGCAGAACCTGTTCATCAGCAGCGGCGTCACTCCCTGGATCGTTGCCTCGATTCGCACGTCGGTCTCCTTTCTCGATACCAACCTTGCCTTGGTTTGCCTCACCGCGCATCGCCAGGCAGAGACTTGCTGCGCGAAGCCTTGCAGCGCCACGCTCCGCCTCGCCACGCCCTGCCGGGTACCTCCTAATCGATGACCACGTACTCGTTGTCCGTGTGCAGTTGCACGCCGGGCACGACCTCGCCCGTCGTCTTGAAGTGCGCGAGAACAGCGTTGCGGTCCACCTTGACCTCGACGACCTCGCGCTTGAATCTGGCAGGGACCTCATCGGCGTTGACGACTTCGCACGACGCGGGTGCCCTGCGCCTGCTCACGGACAACAGCTCGCCCTTGATCCTCTGCGTGTCCGTGGAGCGCAGCGCGGCGAGCACGTAGCACTTGAGCCACTCGGTCCTCCTCTCCAGCGTGCCCTGGCGCTCGGCCAGGCGCTGTCGCTCGGCCTTGATGGCCTCAGCGTCGGCCTGGAGGGAGCGGATGATCTTGCCAATGGCCTCGATCTTCGACCGGAAGCCGTCCTCGACCTTGAGCAGCTCGGCAAGTTGGCCTTCGTCCACCTCGCCTTCGCCCTCATCGATGGCGTCGAGGATCTTCTGGTACTGCACAGCCAACTCGTAGAGCTTCACGGTGTCTCTCCTTTCGCGGCCGCGGCGACGACCGCCTCCCCAGGTTCCGTGACCCGCTCGACGACGTAGCACCCGTCGCCGAACTCCTTGGTCATGTACCGGGTGAAGAGCTTGGCGACGCAGCGGCCGACTTCGCTGCTGCGGTCGATCTCGACCACCCGCGCCGCCCGGTCGAAGCGGAACTTGGCGTCGAGCCGCATCTGGGCCTCGCCGAACAGGTTCTCCACGTTGATGGCCGCGAGGAAAAGCCTCTGGGCGATCTTCCCGTGGGGAATCTCGTCGGTGAATTGGAATCGGTAAAGCTCACGCATCGGTGTTGTCTCCTCTACGGGGGTTACTTGCCGTTTTTTCGGGATTGTTAACCTCAGCCCGGAGATTTTTCTGGCGGGCGGCACGGACGGCCGCCGGGCGCGCAGCGCGTGGAGCGGAACGTCACGGGTCGGGGATGCCGGACGGGGGGCCATGCGAAGACCGCCAGAACGTCTTCCCTCAGTGCGTAACGGCTTGGGGGTCGGCGGCTTATGGTGTGGGGACGGCGGTCGGGCCCTGCATCTTGGTCATCGGGGCTTGACAGGTGCTAAAGGCTGTCCTACAATATAGAGCGCGTTTGGAGAGCGCCATGAAGGGTCTGACCAAGAGACAAGCTGCCATCCTCGAGTACATCGCCGACCGCATCCGCGGCGACGAGTACCCGCCGACCCTCCAGGAGGTCGCCGACACCTTCGAGATCAAGTCCACGTTCGCGGTGCGGCGGCATCTGGCCGCCCTTGCACGGAAGGGCTACATCGAGAGGGACACGGGTGCGTTCCGGGGCATCCGGCTCACGGCGAAGGTCCGCAGGGAGACCGACGTGCCCATCCTGGGCCGCGTGGCCGCCGGCTCGCCGCTTCTGGCCGAGGAATGCCTGGACGGACACCTGCCCATCGGGCATCTGTTCCGCAACCCGCACGAACTCTTCTGCCTGAAGGTCGTGGGCAACAGTATGGAGGGCGCCGGCATCCTGGATGGCGACTACGTCGTCGTCCGCCAGCGGCCCGACTTCGTCGATGGCGAGATCGGCGTTGCCATCCTGGACGAGGCGGCGACGGTCAAGCGCCTGCGCCGCGTGGGCGGGAAGATCGAGCTGAAGCCGGAGAACCGGCGACTCAAGGCCCGGCTCGTGGGCCCCGAGGACGGCGAGTTCCGCTACGTAGGCAAAGTGGTAGGAGTGCAAAGGCTTCCCGAGGGGAAGCCAGCGAGCCTCTGACAGCTCGTCCTAAAGGGTAGAGCTACCTTTACCGTCCGCCGGGACGAATTAGGGTCCGCTTCCGAGCCACGGGGCTGCAGGAAGGCGGACCCTTTCTTTTTGCGGGAAAGGAGAACGCCAATGCTCGGGCACCCATAGGCCGAGGGAGCGTCGTCTGGTTTTTCACACAGTTTGCACAGGAGAGGCACATGCCGAAGAGGAACACGACGAACCCGAGGGAGGCGGGCGGCCGCGAGAAGGCTCGCGAGGGCGCCCTGAAGGAGACCCGCAGGCCCTATGGCGAAGGCTCGATCATGCGGATGGAAGGGGCCGTCTTCATCAGGCTGCCGGCCATCTCGGCCGGGTCGGCCCGCCTGGACGAGGCCATCGGCATCGGCGGCCCGCCAAGTGGCCGCGTGACCGAGACCTGCTGCCCCGAGCCGGCGGCCCCGAGCATGGCCCTGGCGTCGTGAACTACGGAGACGAATCCCCGTGAACGTCCAAGGCCCTTCCACACAAGATGCCGAGCGGTCCATCCATTCCGTTGAGAACTCCTGCCGTCCGCAGGCGCACCTCCCCGTTCAACGGATCGGGACCCTGTGCGAGGCCCGCGTGGCCTCGCGCCCGCCGCTTGGAACCCAGGGTTCGTGGGCGATTCCAGTTGGCGCCAAATTGGGTGTGAACGAACTGTCGAACGGCGAGAAGCCGCCGGACGCGGGAGCCAGAGCCATGAGGAGTGTTCCCCGATGAGCGCTGCCCCGAGACGAGGGCAAGATGATTCCCCCGTCGTCCTGTTGTGCCCGAAGTGCGGGAAGCGGCTGCCACTGAGCGGCCCTATCTCCATGCTCGGCACGACGGGCGTCTACTGCCGCGGCTGCTGCCGCACCGTTCGCGTGTCCATTCAGCTAGGAGACACCGACAAGATACCACCCTCGGTTGAGGGCTGACAATCCGGCAAGTGGGGCAGAGCCTTCGAGCCAGAAACCCCCACTCCACCAAACCATCGCCCGACTCTAAGAGAGCCACAGTAGCCGGCCAGAGCCCTCGAGGCCCGTGCCGTTTGAGCCCAGTCGGAAGGGGACACTCCCCGGCCACTGGGCTCCTTCTTTGTACGCCCGTGCCCCCGGGGTGTCCCGGAAGGGCACGGCCACGTGTTGGAGAACGAGTACGGTGACCTCATCGAACGATGGAAGGTCGATCTCATCCGAGCCAGGGCGCGGCGGTTCGGCTTCCGCCCGGACGACATCCCGGACCTCGAGCAGACCATCGTCCTGGAGCTGCTGAGCGCGGGCTACCGGCCCGGCCTTGAGGGCGGCGCCGCTGAGCGCACCTTCACCATCGCCGTCATTGACCGGCAACTGAAGGAGACGCTGCGGAGCCGCAGGCGCGACCTCCGCAGGGTGAATCACGAGGCGCGGTCGCTCGACGCCGACCCCGCGGCGGCCGAGGAAGTCCCCTCTCCACGCCCCGACAGCACCCTCGACGGCCTTTCTCTCGACGTCCAGGCGGCCATGGTGGGCCTGACCCCCACGGAGCGGGCCATCTGCCAGGCGCTCAGCGAGGGCCAGAGCCAGGCTGACATCGCGCGCGAGCGCGGGTGCTCCCGAGCCGCCATCTCCAAGCACATCGCCCAGGTCGCGCTGAAGCTCTGCGGCTGGGGCGTCGACGCCTACGTCACCGGCCGCAGGAGAAAAGGCCAGGGTTAACAAACGGCCAAGAACGGCAAGTAACCCTATGGGGCAGCGCCCGGTAGCCGCTGCTCGTTCCGTGGGATGCCCCCGCATGGCGCGGGGTGAGCCGAAGGCGGTCACGCGATGTCAGCCTACCGACGGGGAACGCAACGTCCGAGCAGCGAAGGCGATCTCGCCCTGGCATGGGGCTGTGACGAGGTGCCGCCTTCGGGGCAGCAGATGGAGCGCATCCGAGATGGCCTGGGCATCGTGTTCGAGCTGCTCGCCCGCCGATACCGCCGGGAGCACGGCCGCGGGAATCCGCCCCACACAGGGCAAGAATTGCCTTGACTACCGCGGCGGAACATGCCCCTATGTCCCCCCGACCGGGCCACCACAGGAAAGGAGGCCGCCATGACCGACAAGACGAGGACGCGGAGCCACAAGCCCGCCGTGGGCTACGCACGACGGTCCACGGACCGCCAGGAGCAGTCCCTCGGCGACCAGCGGAAGGCCGTCGAAGCCTACGCCCAGAAGGCCGGCTACGAGATCCTGGACTGGTACACCGATGATGCGATCAGCGGCGCGGGGGCCGACGACCGCGCGGCATTCCTTCGCATGATCCAGGACGCCCAGCAGCCCAGCCGGCCCTTCGACTACATCCTGGTCTACGACGTGAAGCGGTTCGGCCGCCTCGACAATGACGAGACGGGCCACTACCGCTACCTGCTCCGCAAGGCCGGCGTCGAGGTGGTCTACGTCGCCGAGAACTTCAACGGCGATGACACCGACGACCTCCTGCTGCCCGTGAAGCAGTGGCAGGCGCGCCAGGAACTCCGCGACCTCTCGAAGGTGACCATCCGCGGGCTGCTGAGCAAGGCCGACGGCGGGTGGTGGATGGGTGGGACGCCGCCCTACGGCTACGACCTGGCCTACTGCAACGCCCAAGGCGAGTTCCTGATGATCGTCCGCTTCATGCCCGACGGGAGCAAGCAGGTGCTCAACGGGAAGGGCGAGCTTCAGCGGGTGATCAACCGGCGAGACGCCCTGCTGACCTCCAAGCAGGACCGGGCGCGCCTGGTGCTCAGTGACCCCGCGCGCGTGGCCGTGGTGCGGGAGATGTTCCGCCTCTACGTCCGCGACGGCCTGGGC